TGCGCTTTGACCGAATCATCAACACGCCCTGCGAGACGCCGGGTTCGGACATAGCCACAACTACTGGCTCTGACTCGACCAGCACTACTGGCGGGGACTCCACCAGCACCACGGGTGGGGATTCCACCAGCACCACGGGTGGGGATTCCACCAGCACTACTGGCGTGTGAAGTTCGTCATCAAATACCCAACTCGGGGTAGGCCATCCCAGTTCATCCGGCAGATGCAGACTTATCGATCCATGCTGTCCAGGAAGCACCCTGTCAGATTTGTTATCTCCATAGATGAGGATGACAGGTTTATGAAAAGCAAGGAGATGGACAACTACTTTCGCAGGCAGAAAGATTGCCAGGTATTTGTCGGTCAATCAAAAGGCAAGATCGAGGCAGTCAATGCCGACTTCGACAAGCTGGGGAACTATGATGTGCTGATTTTGGCCAGTGACGACATGATCCCAGTAACGCGGCACTACGATCTAGTCATTGCAGACCTGATGAAGCAGCACTTCCCCGCTATGGATGGTTGCCTTCATTTCAGCGATGGCCTGAATCGTCACGGGCTTAACACCATGCCGATTGCGGGTAATGGGTTGTTTGATGAGTGGGGGTATATTTACCATCCAAGTTACAAGTCAATTTATTGCGACAACGAGTTTCAAGAGGTTACGGAGAGGGATGAAAAAAGTTACAAGGACTCTCGTGTGTTGTTTCTTCATCAGTGGGCAAAGAAGACTGGTTTTGATTCCACTTTTAAGCGAAATTCCGGGTTCAAGTTGGTTGACAAGTTAAACTTTGAAAGCAGAAAGGCGGCAGGCTTTCCGTGAGCGTCTTTCGCCTATCCGTCCTCATCGCAACACTGCCAGAGCGGGCTGGGTTCCTGCGCCGACTACGCGCCGTGCTAGACCCGCAGATGAGAGGCCGTCCGGTGGAGCTTCTGCTGGACGCCCGCTCAAGGCCCGTGGCCATCGGAGCCAAGCGCAACGCCCTGCTTGACCGGGCTAGAGGCGACTATGTGGCCTTTTGCGATGACGACGACCTGGTTAGCGCAAACTATGTGGCAGACGTGCTGGCGGCTCTTAAGGACGGGCCGGACTGCGCGGAGCTACGGGGTGTCATCACTACAAATGGGATTCACCCGAAGAAGTTCCACCACTTTATACAATGTCAGAAATGGGAAGAGAAGGATGGGGTGTATCTTCGCTACGCCAACCACTTGAACGCCATCAAGCGCGAGCTGGCCTTACAGGTGAGGTTCCAGGAAATAAACCACGGCGAGGACAAGGATTTCAGCGACCGGTTGAAGCCGCTTCTAAAGACAATGGGAACCGTCCCGCGCACTATTTATTTCTACGATTACAGGACCAAGAAACCAGAGATGGCCCGCTGAACCCGCTTAACTTGCTTTACACATTATGGCTACTACGCGAACTATAAAACTTCTTGACTCAAATTTCCACGATGGAAAAACTTGGCAACCTGGAGTGTCGCTTTCCATACCCCCGCGCCGTGTCCGGTGGGACCGCAGTGACGCTGAAAAATTTACGGGCTTGGTTGTGGTTACTGACCACCATCTAAACTCACCCATTTCCGCCAGTCGTAAAGTTGCATGGTTGGTTGAATCTCCAGATGTTATCCCGGATATTTACGACCCGTCAAAAACAGACTTTTCAGGGTTCCACAAGGTCGTAACCTTTCACCGAAAAGTGTTGGATGTTTTGCCAAACGCGGTAGAGGGACTGATGGGTGGATGTCACGTCCGTGAGTCGGACATTGGAATCCACCGAAAGGAAAAATTGGTATCCATGATTGCCAGCTCAAAAAACTTCACATCTGGACATCGGTTCCGTTGTGATGTGGCCAGCCTTCTGGTCGGGTCTGTTGATCTGTTTGGGAAAGGCCGTGAACGGACATTGCGCCACAAGGCAGACGGGCTGTTGCCTTACGCCTTTTCGGTGGCGATGGAAAACGGGAGGGTGCCAGACTACTTCAGTGAAAAGTTGATTGATTGTTTCCTGACGGGAACTATTCCGATTTACTGGGGGGTGAAATCCATCGGTCGTTGGTTCAATATGGATGGGGTTCTTGCGTTTGACACTGAGCAAGAGGCTAAGTCCATCGTGAATGGATCGACGATGGACAAATATCTTAAAAAGATTCCATCCATAGCGGATAACTTCATGCGGGCACAACGATTTGTATGCCCAGAGGATGACATGGAGCAAAAAGGATATTTCTTGTGAGCTTGGAATTATTATGAAACCAGTCATTGTCAACTTCATGTCCCATCAAGACGGTCGGAGTTTTGAGTATGGTCGGGCAAGGCTGATTAAATCTCTGGATAAGCATTGGCATGGTGATGCGCTTGCCATGACCCCTGAGAATTTGGAATACGATTCAGAGGTTCCATTTGCCTTCAAGCCTGCTGCTGTTATGGAGGCGGTCAAGCGGGGCTACACCCGGATTATCTGGGCAGACTCCTCGGTGGTGTTGCTGAAGCCGCCTGTTCGCACAATGGAGTATCTGGAAGCCCACCCGGTGTTGTTCACGCCTCATCGCGATCCGGCCCAGCACAGTGCCGGATACTGGGCCTCCGACCGGTGCCTTTCCAAGCACGGCCTTAACCGAAATGAAGCCATGTCTGTTCCGACCTTTGTTGCGACCATTCTAGGATTCAATCTGGACCGAGAAGGGTCGCGTGAGTTTTTGACTCGGTGGATGGAAGCCTCACTTGATGGCGAGTCATTTGTCGGAAACTATAAAAAAGACACTGCCCCAGTCTCCTCGGACCCACGCTGCCGTGGACACCGACACGACCAAGCAACTGCTGGCATAATAAACTACCGTATGGGCCTCCCGTTAGCACCTTTCGAGGAGTTCGTCTGCGACTACGCAAAAAAGGACACGGAGTGGAGTCTTAATTTCGTATAAATATGGACCTTCCATTCGTTTCGATTGTTACACCGACTTACGCAAGGAGTCCTTACCCATTGGAGGAAGCGATTGAATCGTTTCTGCGTCAGGATTACGCTGGCAAAAAGGAGATGGTGGTGTTTAACACTTGCACCTATCAGAAGCTTTCTTGTATCCACAAAGACGTTAGGATAATCAACTGGCCGGTTCGCCCAAAAACTCTTGGCGAATGCAGAAACTTGTGCGTTGAGCACTCGGTTGGAGATTTGATGATGACGCTGGACGATGATGACATCATGCTGCCGCATTATATGAGTCTGTGCGTTGACATACTGCTTGCCGACAACAATGATTGGGTGAAGGTTGGTGGATTGGTTCGGATGGTGGATGGAAAGTTTAAGAAAATTGAAGGCCCGGCCTGTAATCAGTTCCTTTACAAGAAGAGCGCATGGAGAAAAGTAGGTAAATACGCTGATCAAGGTTGCGGAGAAGATCGCATCTTTGAAGAGCGTCTGGTGTCAAAATCAAAAGGAAAAAGGTATCCACGTTCGGATTCAGAGAGCGGCTACATTTATAGGTGGGGAAGCCACGGAGGGCGGGTTAAGCACGCCAGTGAGGATGGGGAGGACGGACTGGCATCACGGCTAGGACAAACTACAAGCTCTAGTTCGGTTTTCCATGCAATGAAAATGTTTGCCAGCGGAAAACTTCCAAGAGGAGTCGTTAAGTTACGCCCCCATTGGGATGCTGACTACAATCTTCAATTCAACAACTGGGTCAAAACCAAATGAAAACACACGCCGATTATCCCAACAGTTTTAGCCGTGACTCTTACCTTTTTGATGAGGTGATGTCGCTGATTAAAAAGTATTCTGTTTCCAATGTAATCGAAACTGGAACCTTTGAGGGAGAAACGTCCCGCGCATTGTCTGTTATGGCCCCGAACGTCCTAACAATAGAGTCGAATTTTGAATACTACCGCAAGGCGACTGACAACCTTAAAGACATTGCTAATGTGGTGTCGGTTATCGGTGATTCTCCAGAGCTTCTGAAGTTGTTCATCCCGCAGATGCGGGGTCGGTTGCTTTTATTTTTGGACGCGCACTGGGGGCCGGTCTGGCCACTCGAACAAGAACTGGCTTCCATCAGGCTGGCTGTTCAAAAACCTGTCATTGTCATCCACGACTTCAAGGTGGATGGCAGGCCGGACATTGGTTTCGATTCCTACGGAGGTCTGGAATGCTCGTGGCCTCAATTTGGTGGGCTTGTGGAGAACATCTATGGGGTTGGTTGCTACACCAGAAGGCATCCTGAAAAAGTTTCAGGTGCCATGCGTGGGACATTGATTGTCGAACCCCTATGACCAACACAGCGAAAGCTTTCTGGTATCAAGGTCCAAACTTTGGAGATGCTTTGACACCGTGGTTAATCAAAAAAATATCCGGTCGAACCGCAGAGCATTGTCACGGCTCGTTGAATGAACCTGTGTTAATGGTAACTGGCAGTATCATTAGCGATGAAGTTGATGGAAGTGTGGTTTGGGGCTGCGGTTTTGCAAACTGTATGGAGAGGGTTCCTGATATTGGAAGAGTGTGCGCGGTTCGCGGCCCCAAGACCCGTGAAAAACTGTTAGCCTACGGGGTTGATTGCCCCAACGTGGTGGGCGACCCAGCTATCCTGATGCCTCGATTCCTGCCCGCCGCACCAGAAAAAAAACACCACCTTGCCATTATTCCACATTTCGTTGACTACGAAGCGGCTAAGGCCGCTTACGGAGAAGTGGATGGCGTTCAGGTGGTTCGACTGGAAGATTCCGTGGAAGATGTGGTTCGCCAAATAACCGAGTGTCGTATGGCCGTCAGCAGCAGCTTGCACGGGATTATAGCGGCCCATGCCTACGGCCTGCCTTGCCTGTGGGTTAAGTTCAGCAATAAAGTGCTTGGTTGCGGGTTTAAGTTCCACGACTACTTCGCTTCTGGTGGTCTGCCGATGGTCAATCCTGTGGACTTGTCAGCCATGCCCGACATTGCCACCTTCAAGGACACCATTCCAAAACAAATGCCAACCATCAACGCCGACGCACTTTGGGCAGTCTGCCCGTTCAAGCCTTGAAAATCTCAGTGTCGTGTTTAACTTACGGTCGCACGTCTCTCCTAGAAGAGGCCGTTCAGAGCTTCCTACAGCAAGACTACAAGGACAAGGAGATGGTCATCCTGAACTCGCTTCCAACGCAGACAATAGTGTTCGACCATCCGCAAGTTAAGGTTGTGAACCACCCATCCCGGCCATCAACTCTTGGTGAGACAAGGAATCTCTGCATAGAACATTGCACGGGCGACTACATTGCCATCCTGGACGATGACGACATCATCCTTAAAGGCTACCTGTCTTGGCTGGCTGCTCACGTTGGGGACATGGACTGGATTCGGCAGGGAAGCAAATTTACAGTGAAGCGTGGGATTGTTCAAAAGATGGGGGGTGCAGCCAACAATCAACTCATGTTCAAGCGGTCTGCGTGGGAGGCTGTTGGTGGATACCCGCAGATGGATTCAGGCGAAGACGACGTGTTCAGGAAGGCTCTAATCCAGAAGACTAAAGGCAAAACCTTGCAGTGCGAGCCGAGGGAGATTGGGTTCATCTACCGATTTGGTCACGGGCTTTACAACATTTCATCTTTCGGCAGGAACAGCGATGGTTCAAAGACGGGGCTTCAAAAATGCGACCAGAAACTACGAGCGCGTGGCGGCGTAAAGGGTGGCGTGTTTGAGCTTCGTCCGCATTGGGATTGTAATTACTTTGTGATTACAAGAAAATGGCTCGGAGCAAACGGATACTCACACTAATGATCTCCATCGTAATACCTGTCCGCAATGACCAAGAGGAAGCCAACGCCACCATTGCCAGCATTCGGGCCACTGCTGGGAATGAGCCTGAGATTGTGGTGATTGACGATGGGAGCGATAAGCCGCTCACACTTGACCATGACGACATTGTTTTCAGGCGGGTAGAGGGAAGGTGCGGAGTGGGTGGATCGCGTCACCTTGGCTCAATCCTGTCGAGCCGCGAGAACATCCTGCTTTTGGACAGCCATTGCCGATTTGAGCCGGGTTGGTATGAGGAGGCTTGCAGGCGAATCAAGGACTACCCTCAAACCATCTGGACCACCACTTGCGTCGGCCTGAATGCCGCCAATATGGACATTGCGACAAGCAACAAATTCTACAACGGAGCGACGTTGAACCTCTTCGGTGAAAACCACAACAAGCCAGAGGATATGCAGTTCATCGAGGCGAAGTGGGTTCCTGGCTCTTTCTACAAGGACGGCGACGAGATAGCCTGTCTTCTTGGTGGAGCTTACTTCATGCGCCGAGACTTCTTCTTTAAGATAGGCGGTAGCAAGATGCTCAATCAGTGGGGAAGCTCGGAGCCTCACCTGTCCTTGAAGGCGTGGTTGGCGGGAGGAGATTGCCGACTGATGAAGACCGTCAGGATTGGGCACCAGTTCAGGACGGCAACGACCTACACCTCGAAGCGGGCTTCCCTGCTTTTCAACAAGATGATGATTGCCATGACGCTATTTCCAGAGGAGGCAGCCGAGTTCATTGTCCGAAAGCTGGAGCAACACACCAAGCCGACTTCTGATTTGATGATAGCAAAGAACCTCATCAAGGGTGAGCAGAGGCACATTGAGTGTGACCGCGCCTACAACCAAGCTGTTTTCACTAGGGATTTGGATTGGTATCTTGAGAAGTTCAAGTTGCCTAGATTTTGGCTTGAAAGATAACGCAGTAGTGGCAGAGTAACCCGCAAATGGCCTGCCCTCTTCCAAGCCAGTTCGAGAATCTGGTTCCATTGGACCCAGACAATCCCACCTGTGAAGAGCTGGCGGCCATTATGACCGAACTGCCCAAACTGCTTTTGGAGTGGTGGTCCTGCTGGTTTAGAGAGGATGGCACTTTAACCGATGAGTTCAGCGATTCTATTTGTGCAATATCGTGCATAGTGCCCTGTTCTCCAAATCGAGAGAGTTGTGGAATATTTAGAATCCTTGCCCATTGCCTTATTGACAATAACGGCATTATTGGCCCTGGAGATGCTTTCTACTCCAAGGTGTTTGATGTGGGCAGCATTTACTACGCTGAATTTACACCAGTTACAGGCCCAACGGCTAACTCGTTTCACATAGGAATAGCTGGTTCTACTCAAAATCCAACCGTCACCGGCCCTTGGGCTGCGGGCGTCGTAATTAGGTATGACGGAAATGTTTTCCTTAACGGGAACCCGTTTTCCATCTATACTGTTCCAGGAGGTATGTCACTTGGAGTAGTTCACTCGATTACTTGGGACGGCCCAACCAGCACGTTTACCGTCCGTAAGGCCGACGCCGTAATCTACACGCAGGCTTTTCCCGAAATCACCGCATTGACACCCATCTTGAACTTCTGGGCATTTGCTGCTGGTAACACTACTTCCGAGGCTTTTGTCAATCTTGGACCCGACATTATTTATTCTCCCCCTGTTGGTGCCGTAACCATTTGTTCAGAATAAAGATTCTACCCCCTACTGACCTATGCCATGCCCGACGCCATCTGACTTTAACGATCTAATCGTCTCCCTTGAAGCTCCGGTTTGCGAACAGCTACGCAAGTTGGGGCAACTCTCTAAGACTGTATCTGACGCTTACTCGTGCATTTACAACGAGAATCTAACCTTCACTGAAGCGTTTGCTAAAAAGATATGCGCTACTGGTTGTGGTGGTGATGTGACATCTACAACCCCTGGCGGAGGAACATCAACCACAACCACAGCATCGGCCCCAACTAATCAAGACTTTGAAGTTCCAGGTTCTTATATTTTCACCGTTCCTGCTGGAGTCACATCAATAACTATCAACGCGGTTGGTGGTGGAGGAGGAGGCGGCTGTCGCGGGTCTGCATACGCTCCTGCTTGCCCGTCTCCTACAACTAATCCTTGGAGGGCTTCTGGCGGCGGATCAGGTCAGCGCAGAATTAGAACCATCGCGGTTGTTCCTCTCAGCACTATAAACATCGTCGTTGGAAATGCTGGAAGCGCAAGCGGGTATGGACAAGGGACTGACGGCAGCCTTTCATCTGCCACATCTGGCGTAACTGTGGTTGCTGGTGCGGCGGGTAGGGGAGGTTACGCAGGGTGTTGCTTTGACGGTCCATTCCCTGGTGGCGCTGGCGGCACTGGCGGATCAGGCGGAACTTCAGAAAATGGAAATCCCGGTGGCCCGACCATTGTGGGCGGTTGCGTAAACGGTGCGGCGGGAGTATCGGTTAGCAACTGGGGAAACTGGGGTGCTGGTTCTGCTGGAAACCCGCTTGCAGCAACTAACCCTGCCACTGGTGGCGCAGTTAGATTAACTTGGTAACGTGTCAACCAGTCCCTACAAATCAGTCATCATGCGACCCTTGACCGGGCCGCTGGACTGTCGTTCAAACCCAGAGGACGCTCCCCCTCTGTCGTTTCGGATGAAGCTGAACTTCGACGTGGACAAGGATGATAAGCTGTCTCGCTCTGCTGGTTGGGAGAAGTTGCTGTCCAAAACCCCCTACGCAAATCAAGATGCTCACGATCAAGGTGACTGCTTTGATGTGTATCCAGTGCGGGAGCCGATTACATTCCTCTATGAGGCGACCACTAGCGACGGAACTCGGAGGCTGGTTCGCGGAACTCAATCTAAAGTTGCCGTCCTCAATGAGGGGAGCGGTAACTGGGATGTCGTTGGTAGAGGCTTCGGAGGGGACAAAGTAAGCAGCCAGATTCGATGGAGTGCTGGGCAGTCTGGAAACACGATGGTTTTCACAAATGGCTATGACAAGCCTCAGAAATACACTATCGGAACAATCCCCGGTGTCTGCGGAGCAAATATGCTTGCGGAGATTGCCGAACTGAATGATCTGAATGTTTCGCGGGCTGGAGTGGTGGCCAGTTTCTCAGGGTGTGTTTTCCTGATGGACGTAACGCAGGAGGGGGCTCGTGTTGCAAGTCGGGTTCGCTGGAGCGGCGTCAACAGGCCGCTGGTGTGGAAGAGTGGGGATGACACTGTTGCGAACTACCAAGACTTGCCCTACACGGAAACCATTCTCGCCGCCTCAGAGTTGCAGGGAAATCTGGTTATCTTCACTGACAAGAGCATCTACCGTTGTTACGTCGCTGGAACCTCGTTTGGCTTCACTCGCGTTTACACAGAACCTCGCGGCCTTGATAAGTGCATCGCCTATCCAAAGTCGCTAGTTAGCGATGGAAACAGCCTTTGGTGGCTTGGTCGGGACGGCTTCTATCGGTGGGACGTTTACAGTCCAGAGCCGGTAATAGCGGAATGGCTCTATCGTTCCGAGACGCTGGTTATGAACGATCTCGACCCGACTTGCTGCGAAGGCCCGGTTGGGGAATACTGGCCTGACAGTAAAACGATATTCTGGTCGTGGCCCAAGTCGGACTCTAGCTGCATTCCTCACCGCACGATTAAAGCCAATCTGAGGGCTAACACGGTAAGCCTGGTTGACCACGGGTTCACCGCCTTCTCCAACTACCGCAGCGATCTCCAGCAGTCTCTCCAAAGCTGGCTAGACGAGTTCTGTGGCACTGACCTTGACAGCCTGTGCATCGCAATCGGAACAAAGCGGATTGATGACTTCTGCCAGGTCTGCAACCAGACACAACTTTTCATCGCTGCATCTGCGGACGACTTCTGCATCAAACAGATTGGGACCGCTTACTCGCGTGAAGTCTGCACCAACGCAGCCAGCGGTTCGGGAGGGTTTGGGCCTGGTGGCGACTACGTTCCGTTCACCGGCCAATACACGCAGGATGGATATTTCTCTGTGGTGCGAGGGATGTTCCCGCTGGGTTTCTTGGACAAGGAGAAGTCCATTAAGAACTTCCTGATGGAACCGACCGTGCAAGATTTGCTTGGGCAATCAAACTATTGGCGGCTGAGGATCGGAACCAGCTACCAAGCCAGGGACGCCAACGTGTCAGGAAACCCGCTGGCGTT